CGCAAATTGTGGAGATGTTGTTCACAATATAAGCGAATTTCTAACCGATGGCCTGGTGATGCCCTATGGTTATATGATGGAGCACAAGCGTGCATACCATCTTTACCATGGTGAGGGTCGGTATATAACTTATGCCGCCTCAGGGCCTCAGCCAGATCTCCCATACTCCTCGGATGCTATCCTTGGGTACGAGACGAAGCTGAGAATTCCAGCATCTCCTTTCGGATTCGGTCTAAGTTTCGGACAGTTTACTGCCCGGCAAATGGCCATCAGTGGCGCCCTGGCTATTACGCAGGGTACCCACAACACCAAGTGAGGTGTCCGTTCCTGGACAGTTCGCATCAACCTCTAACGAAAGAGCTCAATGTTTACCGATCCTCAGACCGTGACAATCAATGCCGTTGCCACTACGCTTCCGCGTATTGGCCTCGGGCCGTCTACTGGCATTTTCGCCAAGGATGACGGCACGGTGAAGCTGTCGGTTTCGCATGCCTCTGGCAAGCGCAATCGTCAGACCATCCGTCTTGACCACCGAAAGGTGGCGGCGGACCCGCTGTCGACTGGATTCAACAAGGAGTACTCCATGAGTACCTACCTTGTTGTTGACAACCCGACGGTTGGTTACACCAACACTGAGATCAAGCAGATCGTGGACGCCCTTACGGGCTACCTCACTGCTTCCTCTGGTGCACGGGTCACTCAGCTTCTCGGCGGAGAGAACTAACTCCGTCGTTCGCAGGCGGGGGGGGGCGCAAGCCCCTCCTCACCAAAAGCTGGTGATATGAGACAAGCTCTGGCTGTCGGTAAACCAACTACTACCTCCGATAAGAAGGATGCAGATGGATACATATTTCCATGAGCTCTGGATGGCCGTCTATGAAGATTGCAGACGGCTTTGCAGCGCAGAACCGACTGCGTACGATGAAGAAATCGTCGTGCGTAGAGCGGGTTCCGAGGGTAGATCGTTTTACACGATCACTCTTCCGACTCTGAGTGAGGGCCTCCAAAGGGCGCTCGCAAATGGTCGGATCTCCCCGGATGATTTCAGGGGCTGGAAAATCAGTTCAGAAGGATTCCTTCCTGTGTTTCTACACGGGTTTTGGGAGCGGATATTCGCTCGCGATTCCGGTCTCTTGCTCGATCAGGTGGAGAACGACGCAATATTCGCTATACGGCAGCTCTCGCTGCTGTTTGCGAAGATTCTGCTCCCATGCAGCGATGCGCGGGTGCAGAAGTCGTTTGACGCCTACATTGAGTGTGAGAAGGAGATTCGGGCCTTCGATACGCATTTGTCCTCCGCTATGGAGGATGAGTTTCGCAAGGCTTCTACGGTCCTTTGGGGTACAGTGCTTCAGGCAGTGGACGAAGACGTCCATTACCAACGCATCATTCCCCGTCACGGACCAGGCGCGACTGCTGATAAGCTCGTCGGTAACGACAAGTTCCAGCAGATTGAGTGGACAGAACGATTGGAGAGTGTCTTCCCCTTGGGTTGGCACGCCGTCGCTTCTCCCCGGTACGACCGGGAAGTCTACTCTGGCGTGAATTTCCTCGAACCCGGCGCGGAACGACCTGTAAGGGTCATCTCCGTGCCTAAGACGCTGAAGACCACCCGGATCATTGCAATTGAGCCCACGTGCATGCAGTATGTGCAGCAGGGACTTCTTAGCAGTTTTGTCGGGCATATCGAGTCTCCATTCATTGGATTAAAATCCAATGTGAACAATGGATTTTCGGTGGTCGGCTTCTCGGACCAAGAGCCTAACCAGCTCATGGCGAAGGAGGGTTCCCTTACGGGGGAATTGGCTACACTAGATCTTAGTGAAGCCTCTGATCGGGTCTCCAATCAGCTTGTAAGGATCATGACTACAAACTTCCCCAACTTGCAAGAGGGGTTGGATGCGTGTAGATCCCGAGTTGCTGATGTGCAGGGCCATGGCGTTATTCGCTTGGCCAAGTTCGCATCTATGGGTTCAGCTGTCACCTTTCCTGTTGAGGCCCTCGTCTTTTCGACGTTGGTCTTTATGGGCATTGCTCGACAGCTCAATGAGCCGGTTGCCCCTGGACTTATCAAAAAGTACAGGGATCGTGTCAGAGTCTATGGGGACGATATCGTTGTTCCCACGGACTTCGCGCTAAGCGTGAAGCAGACACTTTCGGATTTTGGTTCGAAAGTGAATGACCGTAAGTCCTTCTGGACTGGAAAGTTCAGAGAGTCCTGCGGCAAGGAGTATTATGACGGCCACGACGTTTTTGTCGTTAAGGTTCGTCAACTAATTCCTTCTTCGCGCG